CGCATCCCCATCTAATGATATACCTGTGTTTCCAATAGAAGCAAACTGCGCAAATTTACTTCTAATTCTACCAAGCATAATTTTACTTTCAGCAAGAGCATAGTCAAATATCCAATCAGACTCATAGAAATTATTATCAGTATCACCTGTTTCCCAATTTTCTAATGAGCTACCTTCAATCATAAATGTTCTAAGTAATATCCAACCTGGAGAATCAACTGTTATTGTTGTTCCATCATCATTTATAACATATAAAGATGAACCTGAAGGTGGAGCAGGATGTACTTCAAGTTGATTTGTGTACCTATGATATTTATAATTATATACAGATGGAGTATATCGTTGTACAGTTTCTAAAAAATCTCTTGCAATATGATATGAAATCATAGAATAATTGTCACCAGTAGTATTTAATAACATATCAAATGCGCCTTGATTATATAAAAAATTATCAATAGTGAATAAAGTATTTATATCACCATAAGTTCCTTCTCTGTCTTCATAGCTTACTACTTCTGTTACACCTATTGGTAAGTCATATACATATTGACCAGCTGATAATAGTATAGTAATAAATGTTTCTTGTGTTGCTTGTCCAACAGCCCACTTGATAAATTTGTTACGTGCAGTATCAATTGCATCGTATAAATTTGTAGGGTCTAACTCCACTTTAATCATTGGTGCACCTAAACGTCTTTTGATTTTTTCAGCTAAATCGCTTTTAGTCATAATTTCCTTCCTATATTTTAATCATATTTATATTTATTTATTCAAAAACACCACTATTTGTAAGCCAACTCCAATCCTCTACTGTGTCTTCAACATCAGATAGAATACCCCAAGCATCATCATCTTTCTTATTTATGAATCCATAACTTTCATCTAATATTTTCATTTCTAATATATAAAGACCCCAGTATAAAGCTGCTACTAAATCATCTGCTTTATCTTTTCCAAAAAACTTCTTTCCTTCTTCAATATAAGAACCAAGTTCTTCAATTGTTTCTCTGTCAACAATTTTAATACTACCATCTTCTATTAGTTTTTTCATAAGTAAAACAGCTTTAGGTTTTGTTTTTGTGCTTGCTCTTATTCCAAGACTAGCTGTTTTAGCACCAGAATTTACAAGGTTTGGGTTTTCAATATCCCACCATAATCTTTGAACTACAGCAGAACCTTCACCATTATTTTCACACATTATATAAGCATTATTATAATAATATGACATTTTACTTAATATATCTGAAAATTCATAAACATCTGTAAGATTATCTCTAAACACTGCAACCTGTTCTATTTTAACGGGATTAACACTTTCTAATTTTAAAATTTGTATTGTTGACCAATTTTGACCAGTTCCTTTTGCAGGGTCGGCACTTACAATATATGAGGATCCATCTTCTGGTTTTTCCCATATTTGTAATCTATCATTTAAATCTCTAAGTAATGGTTCTTTCCAAGACGTCATTAATACTTTTATTGTTTCATTATTAATAACTGTATTTGTTGAACCAATAAATCGTACAGCAAATTCCTGGTCAAATTTTTGTTGTCCTAAATTTTTAATTTGATCTTTAGCCCATTCTTTATCTCTACCAGGTACTTGTTGCCAAGATATTTTAGTATTAACAAATGTATTTAGTTTAGCTCTTGACTGTGACCATATTCTATGAAATATATTAAAAAGACCACAAGGCGTGCTAATGATAATAATTTTTGCTTCTTTTGATGCTGATATTGTTGGATAGTTGGATGCCCAAAATTCTTCAGCTTGGTGACTTGGTACGAATGCAAATTCATCTGCTACTAATATATTAACTGTTTCACCACGAAAAGCATCTGCTGAAGTAGCTGAAATAACAATTCTAGTTCCATTATCAAATGTTAAGAAAGTTTTACTGTATTCTGTAACACCTGGTTTTAACCAAACTGGTAAACACTCATACATTTTTTTCAATCTTGAAAGGATCATTTTAGCACTAGATTCTTTATTAGATACAATACCAATTGTTTTATCTGAATGAAAAATTGAATACCATAATACGTATACAGACACAACAGTTGTTTTCCCTGATTGTCTGGATGCAAGTACTACATTATAACGATGTTTTTTAAATTTATTGATTAGTGTTGTTTGATATTTATATGGTCTAAAAGGTATTTCACCTTTATCTGGATGTATTATCTTGATATATTTTTGAAAGTAATTTATACTTTTAGAACACTTTTCAAGTTCTAATATTTGATCTGGTGTATACTCAAGTTCTGTTTGTGGTCTTTTAACATATTTATCGTCATAGCGAATAGCCATTACATTATTCTCCTTATGTTTTGAAACTATTTTCACAGGGCATAAAAAAACCCTGTTGTTTATTATTTATGTAAACAACAGGGTTTTTAAATTATTATGTTAAATATTTTATATCAATTCTTCATATTCATCTTCCCAGTTGTCTTCACCAGGAATGAATTTTTCTACAATAAATTTTTCAGCTTTATATATAACTGAATAACTAGAACCACAATCATAACAATCCCAACCAGCACATACTTTTGAATTTTTATCATATGTATAATGAAATGAATCATCACCTACATCTTTTGAACCACATACTGGGCATTTATCTCCATGTACCATTTATTTTTTCTCCTTCTTTTTTAATTCATATACTATGTCCTTTTTATTTACTTTTGTTTTAATAAATATTGAACTACCCCACATATTATATATATGTTTTAATGTTTCAGTACAATATTTTTGTTCAAGACCAACACCAGACCAGTTATGATTTAAGAACAAAAATCCTTTGTCTTTAAAATTACCATTAACAATATCTATACTTGGTATATTGCTATGAGCAAAACTCATTATTATCATTTTAGCAATTTTTTTAGATTCTTGTTTTGTTATAACCCAGTCTTCAGTAAATGGTGTTTCTTGTTTAACATATACATAAAGTTGAAGGTCGTTTATTAAATCTGATGTTAAAAAGTTTTGCATGAAAAACCAATCAGTATGGCTTCTTGCTATTTCAAGCATTTTTTCTCTACCTTTCATTGACTTATCATCCCATTCGTCTTTTTCTTTTTGGTTGTCACAATTTTCATATTCTAAACCATGTTTACCTTTATCCCATCTATCAACAACACTTTCCCATATTTTAGAACCAACTAAATATGGATTCATAGATTTTGGATTCATTGCTTTAACAAGAGAATTAGAATAATTATATTGCGCATGTTCTGACATAGTTAAAAGGTCTTCTTGAAATAATTTCTTCATAATACTTTCGTGTGTATGTGTGGCAAAACCTTCATTCATATATGGAGTTCTCATTTGAGGCCAAAAATATTCTCCCTCTTGTCTAAGAACTTCTAATATATCTTTTTGCCAATCATCAAGAACTTTGGATTTATCAATAATATATCTTAATAAATCTTCTGTTGGTTCAACTGGAGTTTTGTCTTTTAATTGTCTCCAAATTTTTTGATTTTGAAGTGCAATATCTTCTTCTTTATTACTATCATAATCATCAACTGCTGTTAAATCAGCAAATTCAGCAGTTGATTTAACATGTTTTTTCACTTTCATTTGTTCAAATATTCTTTCTCTTTTTTCATCTTCTGTTTCTATATCAAAAGGATTACAATGAAATTGAATAGAATGACCGGCATCAATAATTTTTTCAACTTCATCAATACCATACAATCTTTCATACTTATTAAATCTTTTTGATGCTTGTGATAGATAATTAATAATATCTCTTTTAGTTCGTTGAAAATGTTTATTCATAGTAAAAAATGCAACGTGTCCAACAACATGTGCCATTACTAAAACCTGAAGAGCAAAAGTATTATTTTTCATTAAATATGCTCTTGACGGATTTGAATTAATAACTACTTCTAAAGGAAGCGAGTAACGTACTTTATCTTGAAAGGTTCTTAATCTTTCATAATCACGTCCATACTTCCAGTTACTAATATTTCCAGGTACTCTATAGCTCATTATTTCAAGCATTTTTTGGTCAGGAATAATATCAAATTCAATATCACAAAAATCAAGACCATCTTCTTTTGCTATTTCATAAATTCTATCTTCAATTTTTATTAATCTTTGCATTTCTGATTTATTCATCTATTATTTCCTTTCATCTTTCTCAATTTCTTCTTTTAAAATATTTGTAATAGCATACTGAATAAGTAAATTATTTTCTTCTTCACTGATTTCTAAAGTTATAGTTGCCGAACCATCATCATTTTCTACAAATTTTAATGTTTTCATTTTTTCTCCTTTTGAAACAAGAAATGGCGTAGTGTTGCTTCAACATGTTTTTTATCTTTTATAACAGAAAGTAAAAATCTTTTTTCATCATTTTTATAAAAGTCAGTTCCTAGTTCTCTATGGTTTTTAAATTTCCATTTTTGTTTAATTGAATTTATTAATGTTCCACCAGGATTCCACGGATTTTCTTCTGTATCTATTTCAACATATCCTAACATATTAATTTTTTTATCAAGCATTTCACCAATTTTTAATATTGTTTTGTTGTTATCCCAGTCTTCTCCATCGCCTACATAAATACAATAAACATTCCATTCATTTAATGGATATTCTGTATCAATAATATAATTAGCTTTTTCAAATGCTGTCCAACAATTAGTACCACCAGATTCTGCTTTGTTAAAAAATTCATCTTCATCAACAACTTTAGCTGTAGTTGTGTGTTGAATAAATTTAATATCAACAAAATCATATTTTTTCTTTAAGAATTGGGTCATCCAAAATAACAAACTTCTACATAAGTATTTCTTTTCAGGACCCATTGAACCAGAAACATCCATCATTGCTATTACTACAGCGTTAGAATGATATTCAATATCTTCTTCTATTTGTTTATATCTTAAATCATCATTATTAATAAAGATTCTTCTTTGTGTAGAAGTAAGTTTACCATTTTTAATAATATCAATGGCATCGTTTATATCTCCATGTGCTTGAGCAAGTGCTTTGTTTCCATCATCACGTGAACATTTAGTTTCATTTACTATTTCAGTAACAGTTAATATGTTTCTTTTAATAGATTCCATCATTGTTTTTTTCTTATGTATTCTTGGTTTAATACCTACTTTAGATATTGTTTCAAACTTCCATCCTTTAGGTACTAATTTAGTTGCTTTTGTTTTTTCTTCAATATAAGGTAGTCCAAGGTCTTCAAACATGATTTGAAGTAAATAATCAATATCAACTTCGGTTTCCATTAAATCTTCGCCTTCACCTTGTCCAGGTCCACCAGGTTCATCACCATCTTTTGGTCGTTGATCTATTATGTCACCTGGTTCTCCATCACCCTGTCCAACACCTGCGCTATTAGAGTCACCATAAATAAAACGATAATCTTTCATTCCTTTTACAGTAATTTTTACTTTCTTTTTACCTTTTCGCGTAATAATAGATTCACTGCCTATAACATCACGAACATTTTCTCGTATTGCTTTGTCAATTTTTTGTCTATGTCTTTCAGCATCTTTATGGCCTTTTTCTGAAAGTTCTCCCTCATCTTGAAATATGATTGTCATTACTTATTCCCTTTCTACCATAATTTTTCTAAGTGAAGATAATTTGTTTCTTCACCATTTTCAGTATATCCTACTTCAACTTCTACACTACCCATAGATATGAACCACATTGCGTATCCTTTTACAACAAACCATGATATTGTGGAACGAAACACAATATCGTTCCACAAATTTTCAAAAAATGCTTTTGTTTTTTCTTTTTGATATTCTTCTTCTGGTACAAAAACTACTTCTTCTTTATTTTTCATATTTATAATTCCTTTCTATTGTATTAATTACTTTTGACGTAATATTTCTCCAATGAAGACCAAAAGAGTTTGCGCACATTCTGGACAATAATTTTTATCCAATAGTGTTTGAAGAGCCTTATCACGTCTTTTTGAAGCTTTATGGTCTGTGCTAGTGGTATCCCCAAGTGTTAATGATACGATGTTCTTTAAATCGGCCATCAATTTTTTCTCTATCGCGATACGTATTGGGTCATAATCTCTGAATGTAAATGACTTACCACTTTCTAAGAAATCAGATTTATAAACATGGACACCATTTCTAAATTCTTTTTTAGATTGCTGAGGTACACCAATGTAATCCTCAATACTCCTCATAATTTTTTCATCTGGGTCAGAATATTCACCAGTGATACTATCTTTTATCTTTTCTTTTTTACAAAATGCTCCAATGTTTTTCATATATCTTTTAAAGAGTTCTTCTGCTTGTTCTTCATAAGCATATAAGAAAGCCATATTAACTTCTTTTAAAGCTACCTCTTTATATTCAGATGAAACTGAGTCTTTGTTTCCCATTAAAAGATTGATAAATTTATTTTTATCTTCATCTGATATACCAATGTGATGGTTAAAGTTATCTCTTAGTGCTCTAATCATATCAATTGGATTGATACAATTTTTATCTTCTTTTTTACCAAGAGCAACATCTAAGGCATTGATAACAAATCTTGGTGAAATACCAGACATTCCTTCACCTTCTCTACGGCCTTCTTCTTTAAGAGATTTAATATCAATGTCTGTTTTCTTAAACTCATCTATAATTTCACCATTATAGAGTTTCATTTTTTGAATTAGTGATGAAACTTTAGTTGATTTAACCAATCTTGAAAGTACTGCAAATTCAGCAGCAATCTTTAAAGTATATGGTGCTATATGAATATTTCTGAAGTCAGATTCTTTAATCATTTTTTCATAAATCTTTACTTCATCATCAACTTTCAAATTCCAAGGTACAGTTACCTTGTACATTCTATCATGTAGTGCTTCGTTCTTTTTATCACTTCTGAATGTATCAAATTCAGTTTGATTTGTATGTGATAAAATCAATGTATCAATATACATTTGTGGAAAACCAGGTGCTTTAATTAACTGTTCTTGAGCAGCTGTAATTAAAACATAATGAAATTTAACATCAGCTTTTAGAATTTCAATATATTCAATCAATCCACCATTAGATACTTGTAACTCACCTTTAAAGTTATATGCTCGTGGGTCATTTTCACCATATCTATCAAGTTTGGCCATTTCAACACTACCAATAAGTTCAGTAACGTCCTGTGATTTTGGGTCACTAGGTTGGAATGTTCCAATACCTACTCTTTTTTGTTCAGAAAATTCAATAGATTCAACTGGTACCTTATCCCATTCAATAACTCCTTCATCATTTTTATATTTTTCTTCAACCATTTGAAGACAAACTGGACAAAGATTACCTTCAATTTTTACACTCAATCTATCTTCCCAGTATGGTCTATCGTCAAAAGGAATTACGTGAAGTGGTTCTTCATGTATTGGACAACCTTTAATTACATACTTTGGCATTTTATCTCGTTCCAATCCTCTTTTAATAAAAGCAGCAATTGTTGATTTTCCAGAAGAAACAGGTCCAACCATAATAAGGATTCTTTTACCAGTTTCAGTTCTACGAGCAGATGCTTTTAAGAATTTCATAAGGTCGTGAATTGGTTCGTAAGTACCAAAGATACCATTTTTATGGAAGAAATTATAACTTACTAAATCTTCATACCCTATAGTTTTAATAGATTCATCTACTTCTTCTGTTCCATATTTCATAATCATATCATAGATACGACCGGGAGCAAAATTTGTAATTTTAGGATTTTCTTGAACTTTTTGTAGATACTCTAACACATTACCTTCCCAAAATTTTGGTCCTTTATTTTCCTTCCCTTGTTTCATTATAACTGTTCTAAAATCTTCGTTTATATTATTCATATTATTTTCCTTTCCTTTTTTTATTTTTAATTACTCATCCAGGCAATAAATGCACCTAATACTATAATTGGTATTGCTATAATAAGTGACCAACACAAACTACCTAATGCTACTTTTACTGTTAACAACATACATCCCCATAAAAAACTCATTATTTATCTCCTTTATCTTCTATTTGTGTATTGTCTTTATTTAATATTGCTAAAACATCTTCTCTTGTTGTTACTATTATGTTTTGATTTGTTGGTATTTTCTTTTTACTTTCTTTAGATAACAACTCGTCATATTTATATTGTATCAATTTTTCACGTATTTGTAAATAAGTTTTATAGTTAATGCTGGTAATTATTTCTTTATTAGCATTTGTAATTGTATTAATAATTTGACCAGCCACTTCAACCAATCTTGCACTAAAATTTCCTTCATTTAATTCGCCTTCAACCATTTCTAAAATTCTATTTGCTGTATTGACATTTTCTTCTAATGATTCTTCTGCGTCTTTTGATTTTACAGCAAGCTTTTTATTTTCTGCTTTAATATATTCAATATCAAATTCTTTTGATAATCCTTTTCTATCTAAATCCATTTTTGTATAATACCTCCAGTAAGTATTTATCATAACACACATATATTAAGTTGTAAACCATTTTGTTTGTAATTTGCATAAAAAAACCCTAAGTAAAATTAATTACTTAGGGT